ATGAACAAAGTGTTGACGTTTTTGGAAAGTCTCATCATCTGGTTCCCAGTTACGTCTTACTGCAAGTACTGTCATACTTCCGTATTCAATCGTTACAATATATGGAAGTTTTAAACCTGTCTTGTTACCTTTTTCATCTTCATGTTCAAAGCCAGGAAGATCTAAGTCAACTTGCATTTCAATTAGTTTATATCTTGAATCAGTTGTTGCACGGAAGCCTAGCTTCTCTGCAATCTTCTTCTCAACTTCATCTAATGTATTTTGTGGTGCACCTAATTCAACATCACGATAGAAGCCATCAAGTTGAAGTCTTAATAATTCATTTTCTGTTTTACGCATGACATGAGATACACGCTCTGCAGTTTCAAGATTAGAAGCGCCATAAGGAACTACTAAATCTTCTGAAGGTACATAGATAGATACTTGACGATCAAGACCTGGATCTACATAAACCTTTTTAAATCCGTTACCAGATAATGCGGTGCCCCATAACATACGTTCATGTTCTGAGCGATACTCGGTCATCTTTTCTGTAAGCTCATAGTTCATGTCATCAACAACACGTTCCATCGCTTCTTTTTTCTCTTGTGTTTCTTTTCCAATGATCTCGCCCTTAACAGGACCAGCTGCTGGGAAAGTATCCATGATTGTTTCTGATTGGAATTTAGTAACAGCTTCAGCTAAGATTGGGTGGTAGACTCCACATGCACCATCCCATGGCTCTGAACGCTCTTCAATCTTTAGACCAAGCAATTCTAAACCATCGACATAAGTTTGAATCCAGTCTTTACGAGAAGCTACGTCTCCATCAAAGTCACCAATGAGATCACCAGCTAAAAGTGTTAATTCACCTTCAGTTAATTCTTCAGCTAAGTTTTTATTAAACTCTTCATTGTCTTCTGCTTTTTCAATATCAATCTCTAACCCATCCATGTTAATTTTTACAGATTCAGGATCTTCAATTTCAATTTCTATAGGTGGCGCTTCTGGAATTGCTGCGAGACCTTGTGGTAATTCATATAGTGCTTTGTCGATTGCCATAATTTTTCCTTAGTAATATGCAACTTTACGTCTAAATTCTCTTGGTTCATCTGGTTCGTCTGTTGGAAGATTAACGAATCCTCCCTTTCTAAACCGAATAAGAGCTTGGGTTGAAGAGTCCACTAAGTCATCGTGGTCTGAATTTGGAAATGCTGCCATCTCTTCTATGACTTCTTCGGCCCAACGCTTTCTTGGTGCCCATACCTTGCCAGATGCAAATAAATCTGTTACAGAGTTTAATCTGCTTATTTTATCGTTTCCACGGGTTGGTGTAAACTCTTGAACGGGTATTCCCATCCTTCTTAACTCAAATATTAACGGGGCTCCAGAGGCCTTAGCTTCTATAATAAAAGCATCTGGCTGCCATTCCTGATAGTATTCAAACGCTCTTGCCTTAAGTTCTGGAAATTCCATCCGCTCTTTAAGAGCATCAAGAAGAATAATATGAGGATCATTTTCGTTTTCATCTTTATAAAAAACTCCCCAAGTTGTGCATGCTGAATAGTCAGAACGCTCATTCTTTGTAAAAGCAGTATCCCATGATTGAATAACAAACTGACAGTAAGGTGGGTTTTCTGCCTCCCACTCCATCCACCATTCACGCTTAACTAGAGCGCCCTCTTCAGAGGTTGGGTTTTGTTGGTACTGAGCTGACCATTTACTTAATGGCAACTCAATTCTTAATTTGCTTAATTCATCGTAAGACCAGAACTCTGGCCACAAAGGTTTTTCAGAAGGTAGGATTGCTGGGAGCTCAATGATTTCCCATTCATCTCCATCACGATCTGTCATAGCTTGTAGTATCTTACCTGTCAGGTCTCTTTTAGACCAACGGGTCATAACCACTACAATAGAGCCTCCAGGTTGAAGACGTTGGCGTGGACCTGAAGTATACCACTCATACACCTTATCAAATACTGATGGATCTGCTGACGCTAACGCTGCTTCCTGTTCCGAATGCGGGTCATCAATGATGAGTAGATCAGCTCCTTTACCTGTGACAGTACCACCCACACCAATAGCAAAGTACTCACCATTAGCATTAGTACTCCAGCGACCAGCAGCTTTAGAGTCAGACCGAAGGGCGACATTTGGGAATATTTTCGCATAGACTTCAGAGTCTACCAGATTTCTGACCTTTCGTCCAAACCCAACTGCAAGTTCTGCTGTATTTGAGCACTGAATGATCTTCTTGCCAGGGAATCTTCCTAGAAACCATGCTGGCAGCATAAACGATGCAAACTCTGACTTTGTATGACGTGGAGGCATATTGATGATAAGTCGCTTAGTCTTGCCTTCAGCGATCTCTTCAAACTTCCTAGCCATTAAGGCATGATGTCTTCCATGAATGAATCCTGGCCACATTGTGGTTACAAACTTCATAAAGTCTTCTTGGCCTTCTTCACGAAGTAAGGCGTTGTCATATTCACGTACTTGCTCCAGAACCATAGTCTGTTCTTCTGGAGACAACATATTCATCAGTTCTACGACTTTATCACTCAAGGTCTCGTACCCTTAACCCTGCTGGACGGATAGATCTTGATCTGCCCTTCACCCCTTTGCAAACCCCTATCTCGATAAGTATCTGCATCTTACGGGCCACATTCCCCCTACCTCTTTCCCCCGTTAGACGCATAATATCATCTATAGTCGGACCAAAGCCGTAGTTACGCCAGAACTCGTCTACGATCAGAAAGATTTCTTTTTGTGCTGGGGTCATTTGTTCTTTTTAAATCCGTCATTATTGCTTTTTATGATGTAGTCATCTAATAAGCGATTAAGCTTTTCAATCTCTTCTTTAGTCATCTTTTGGTCTTCTTTCCAGGTTAACTCACCTGTGGACTTATCTAGTTCGTATTCTTTCATGCAAACCTCTCAGTAGCTGTCCATAATCCATATGCAAGGCCACACCATAAAGACACTAGTAAAGCCATAATGAAATCTTCTTTCGCCCCCTTAAAACCCTTTAGGTCAGTCCATATGGAGTAAAGAGCAAAGATAACAGTATTAAGGTAGATAGTCATAACAAAACCCCACATAAGGTGTGTATAGACCATAGAGACATCTATCCTATTCATTTCTTACTCCTATCTATAACCTTAGCAGGCTTCTTATCAGTATCCTTTAAGAACTTATCAGAGGCTACATTACCCACAAAGGTACCTCCTACAGAGGCAACAAAGTTAGCACATCCATATAAGGACAGTAATCCAATAACAATCATTACTCTCATACTTCCCTCCAATTTGGGTTAGAAGTATCTACGGGGGTAGTAGGGGACCCAGAATCAATAAGGGGGGGTGTTTCTGTGTGGGACTTCTCAATGTCATCCCAAAAATTAGATACCCCCTCCTCCTCTGTGTTTGGAATTGATAAGGGGGGTGTTTCGGATATGGGTGCGGATTGTTTGTCTGGAATAGTATGCGTAGTGGGATCACCAAAATTTTCTACATTTTGGGGGGCGGGACTGGGTGGGGTTTCCCTATTCTGCTTTTCTGCTTCCTCAGGTTCGTTTGGAAGATATCCTTCGGGCTTATCATCTTGGGTAATGTTATCCTCATGCGCTTGATCTATTGTATCGGGTTCGGGGTTCGCTAGACTTCCGCCTGTTATCTCGGCCAGTAGATCGTCTGCTTCCCGTTTCTTATCCATAGAAATATGAGCGCTTGATCTTATCGCTTGGGCGAGTGATTGTATTAATCTATCCTTAGCGGTTGCGCTTGTATCGGTGGTAATGATCTCTTTACGCTCAGAGAATAGAGCGACTTCTGTTATCTTGCCGAGTAATTCAAGCGCCTTGATCTGTTGAGCGTGATTGACTTCGGGATCGAGTGCCTTTTCTGTTAGCTTTTGGATAGTGAGCGCCCTTAAATGAGCGGGTAAAAGATATTTTTGCGCCTCAATCGATAGCTTTATGGCCTCGACTTGCATGGCAATAACGGGGTTTTTTGCGAGGGCTTGGCCTTCTTGGCTCTGTATCTTAGGGCTTGACTTGGTATCGTAAGCGCTTCGATAGGCCTCTGCTTTATTGCCTGTCATCGCTAATGCTTCTGCAAAGGCTTTTTGTTTATGGGTCAGGGTCTTAGGGCTTCCCATAAGTAAGGTATCTATCGGGGTAGCTTCGAGGCCTTCTTTTATTTGCTTTCGGGTTAGCTTCATAGGTATATAACAGGAACGAATGATAAAAGGCCATTATATATTGTTTTGTTATATATTACTATCTTTTCGGCTTTCATAATCGCTCTATAACAAACGATCTCTTATCGGGTAAGGTTATCCTATTAACCTATTCTGCTATTCTGTCTTATGCTTTCCCTATACGCTCTACTGCTATTTAAACATAGGCGGGGCTTTTTCGCTTCGCTATCCATGCGCATTATTGGGGCGGATTGGGTCAGTAAAAATAATTGATGAAATAACTTGCATTCTTTAATAATCTTTGATCTAATATCTTTAAGGCTCTGAGAGGCCTTATTAACTAATGAAAGGGTTCATTATGTATTCAATTCAAGTTTATAACGCTTCAAGTCGTATGATCTA